CGTGTGCCATTTTATTTCTCCTTGTTTGTTGTTTTAGTTTAATACTAAAATAATTTATTCTAGTGTATCATCCGTATTTTTGTTTGTAAAGGTTAATCTAATAAAGTTAATCGATTTTGCAGGCTTGATAAATATATCCGCAACAAATTGATTCGCATCTACTATAGACCCTGGATTGTTTGATTCATCACAGACTATTTTAAAATCATATAATCCTCTACGAGCTTTAATTCTATACAATACGGGTCTGACTGCATTTATAAATGAATTACGAGTATCTACATCGTTGAATTCAAATAACTTTGCTCTTGCGGCTGCACCGATTGTCTTCTTGAGGAAGATAAACAGTCGTGAAACATTAATTCTACTCAATGTACTTGTTGACGATGCAAGAGTTTTATCTCCGAATAATACTGTTCCTTCTCCTGGGAATGTAACGATTGGGTTTATCCCACCATCATACATTGTGTCCATTTCACCATCGGATGGATTATCTTGCATTTCTATGACATCGAGAATTTGTCCTCGTCTGAATCCTGCTGGTGACCACCAAGGGTCTGCAAGTCTATCAGTTCTTACAATACACCCTGCGGCATCTGCGGCACAGTCTGTAGTAACATATCCCGGCTGATCAGATTGTTCGTTTGCAGTTCTGAAAATGTCCAGATGTTTCTTTTTACCGAATACTGCGACATTGAATTCGTCATTTGTTGCTCGTTCCGAGAAAGCACCGCTTCCATCACCAGTTGCGGATGTCACTGAAATACAGTCTCCACGATTTGTGCATATTGATGAAATTGTTGAATCTCCTCCGCCCGTTGCACCAAAAACTACATCTAACGGTATCCCTTTATCTTGAAGTCGTGCAGCCCCTGTCGTTGCATAACCACTATCAGAAGCAGTTCCAGCAATTATACAAACACCACCATATTGTAGGTAGTTGTGTACTGCCCACCATTCATTTTGCCAGTTTCCTGTAGGTCCTTTGGGCCATCTTGCATATGTTCCACCTGCATATGAGTTTCCTGCAAGCAATGCAGTAGAACCCTCATCTGATACAGTTCCGTGAATAAATGGAGCACCCATGCTGTCATTTGTATTCACTACGGGGTTTCCCGCTGCCGATATGTCATCATTTCCAATTGGGTCATAACTCTTCAAAGCACCAATCCATTCAGAAATATTATTTACGGTCATTGTACCTGATTTACGGTCTGCTGTTTTTCCTACTGCACCGATTAGGTTATAAAGAGATGGAAACCCCGCACGGGATAATCCACCCGATTCTGTTCCCGGAATGAAAAAACTCTCATCATTTACTATTACTGTGACATTTGCTCTTGCCATGATTCAATCTCCTTTGGAAGATAATATTTTATGATTTACTCAAATAATACTATTGTATTCTCGATATTTATACTTTTTCCATTTTCTACACACTGAACCATCTTGTTTCACCATCCCAGTCACTTTCTTCTTCATCATTAAAAACAAACCCAATTGGCATTATATCGTCTTCTATTTCTCGTATTTGATCTTCATATATTTGAGTTCTTACATCACTATCTGTCAAGGATTTAAAATATTCTTGCCTTGTCATCCATGCAAAAAGAACCAGAGACATTACCAAATCGTCTGTGTGTCCGTCATCAGCTTCAAAAGAATTCTTTTTAGCAACAAAAGTAATCAATTCGTTCACAATGTCAACATCTTCTATTAGAAGTTTATCTTCTTCAATAAGACTTTTAAGGACGGAGCAACCTAATTTCTTCACTGGAACGGTTGTTCTTACTCCTAATTGTGATTGTGACCTACCCGTACCAAATCCAGCATTAATAACTTGACCCGCTCTACCTTTATATGTGGTCATCATAACATTTTCGTATTCCAAGTCTTCGTGTAAAATATCTGCTACTTGACCCCCGATATCATTGATTTCTACTAAAACATGTGCATTATTATATTTTGTTGCAACTGCTCTAATTACTGTTGGATATACCATCGGAGATACTGTATTATTTCTATATCTGGCTGCAATTTTATATGGCATATCAGTAGTATCGACAACCACAAATGCACTATAATCTTTTCCCTGACCACGAGAAGTGTCAACTGTTATATAATAATCTCTATTTTCTTTCGGTTCTTCATATATCCACAACCCATCTGCATCTTTACTGAGGGGTGCAGACCAATTTAATGATCTCAATTTTACAGAAGAAATAAGTGTATTTTGGCTACCAACAAAATCACATTCAAATTCTTGTTGAAATTGTTGTTCATTTGTGTTTGCAATAGTTTCTTCTTTCCATTTTTCGTCCCGAAGTGGTCCACCAGGATATTGTGGTACTTGTTCCCAATGTACTTCTATAGGAATATATTCATTCTTACCTTCCTCACCAACCTTTTTTGTTGCACCCTTCCAATAATAATAAAACATATTTAATCCATTTGGAGTAGATACCATAATAACTTTTGTATTTTGACCAGCACTAATTGTAGGATAAACAGAATTAAAGAATTCTTCGGCAATATTTGTAGGGACATGTGCAAATTCATCAAGCATAATAACATTATATGAACCACCACGAATTGCACTTGAGGATGTTGATGATGCAACAATCTTTGAACCATTTTCTAATTTAATAGAACCCTTATTCCACTCGACAATTCCTTGCTGTAACCAAAGTGGCAAATATTCATATGTTAGTTGTAATCTACTAAGAATATCTCTAGCAACAGATTGTTTATTCGCAAGAACCGCAACATTCATACTTTGATTAAATAAAATATAATGCAAAAGATATGAAATCATTGTGGTAGACTTACCAGACTGCCTTGGAAGTTTTGCAATTACAAATCTGTTATTGTGGACAGTTTCTACCATCTTTTCCTGATAATCGTACATTTTAAAAGGAACTAAACCTTCATCAAGAGAAACAACTTTAATATATTTCTCAATAAAATATACAGGGTCTTTTGAACATTTGATATATTCCTTCACCTGTTCTTTGGTGAAAGGTATTTCCCTACCAGCCTCTTTTAGATTTTGGTTTCCTAAGTATCCTTGTTGTTTAGTTACCATCTATAACTTCCGCATCAATAATATCTTTCGTCAATAATGATTTTTTAGTACTTCTTTCATGATTAATCAAGTCTTGCAATTCACTAGTACTACCAACATATATGGAATTATTAGTAGTACTGTTCATGTTTATTTCTTCTTTACTAATATCTTTCATTTTCTTATGAAGATCAATCAAATCTTTATTTGCATCAGCAACAGTTTTAATCATTTGTGCCGCAACTTCATATGCTCTGGGGGAATCACCTTCGGTAGCAACCTTTAATATACCATCAATGGCATCTTCTCCCGTTTTTATTAATTCCTTCATATTTTTACGAACCAACCAATAATCCTTTTCACTATCGTTTGCCTTTACCTCAATCTCCCTTGCAGTTGAAGGAATGGGTTTTGATAGTTCTTTTGGTTTAAATTCTGTATTTAACATTTTGGATATTTTTTCGTCTACTGTTTTCTTTTTATCATTCATAATAATAATCACCATAAATTTGAGCACCTGATGTGTATCCACCACTAAATCCACCAGTTATACCAATTCGTAAATCTTGAGCACCAGTAACATCAGCAGAATCAAATGCTTCTGATGTTCCGAATATATCAATATCAGATTGAAGAATCATTTTGCTGGTTCTGACAGGACCATATATAAAGGTCTTTGCAGTAAATTCAAAAGTGGATGTTAAGTTTCTTCTAGAATCAAATTCACCTTCATATTCTTCTACTGTACTCACCCCATTTAATATAATAGGAACATCTATTTTATTATTAATAGTATTAACTTTCATACTAACAATAAATTCTGGAGAAAAGTATGGAAGAATTTGTTCTATAATTTGCAGATTGTCATTTTGATTTCTACTAAACGAATAAAGACCCAATGAAATATTGTATGGAACTTCTGCATAATTATACGAGGATATAAGACCATCTGTTGAAACCGCTTTAGTTTTTCTTAATTTATTTCCTTTTCTAGAAGGATCATATTGTATTCCAGTAATATCAAATCCCAATCTGGGTAATGTTATTTGGGTATGTGTTGCATCTGAAATACTACTACTTTCTTGAATCCTTCGTATGAATTTCTCTTTAGGTCCATATGCAAGAGGAACTCTAATAGATTCTTTTATATTACCATCAGAATCTTTTCGTTCAACATTGATGTCGTTGAAAAGAGAACCGAAACCGATAATAAGCTTTCTAATTGATTCGTTGTAAAATTGTGTAAACATCAATAATTTCCTTCACTGAAAGGATCCGTTTCTGTAAAGTCAAAGATGTCATCTTGGTCGCGAGTAAGTTCAATATTTTCATTATCCCCAATTGGTGAATCATCTTCTGGTTCATGTGGTATAATAACTGTAGTTGTTGTACTACTATTGATTTCATACTCTGCACTCGATACTGCACCCTTAATAGTCTGACCATCACTAGTAGAAATCGTACCTACAATATTTGTAAGTGTTAGTTTTGTAGTGTCATCATCCCAGTCTGTAGCAACTGCGGTTGCAGTTGCATTTGCAAGTTCAGCAGTTGCACCAGTAACACCAGATACTTGATATACACTTTCACCCTCAAAGAAGTTCAAATATGTACTACTACTTACTCTAGTACCCAAATCAAACTCAACTGCAAATTTCTTTCGTTCTGTTTCAACAACATCAATATCACTATAACCCGTATCAATTTCTTCTTGACTATATGTGAATACCTCACATGATAGTTTATATGTGTAAAGTCTTCCTAATTGATAAAATGGGTTTTCATGTTCTACAAAGTTTATTTCAAATAAAGTTTTACTCAAAGGAAAGAAAATTAAATCACCTTCTTTTGGGCGTTTAATACTTTCATAATCTCCAACACTTTGTTCAAATCTTTTTCTAGAAACTACAAGTTCCACTCTGTCTTTAATTTCTAATCCAAATTTAGATAGGATATCACCTTCACCCGCAAACCCATCAATAGATTGAATATACATTTCTAATTGATAACCGTCATCAAATTTAGAAAGAACATCTTCACCAAATAAGTCATCAGTATTTACCAATGTTCTGGGAATATAAATCATATCTTTGCCCATTGTTTTTATACTTTCAATGGTCAAATCTTCTAATATATTCTGTTCACCAGTATATTCTTTAAAGTGCGGATTGCGAGCCATATAAAATCTTATCCTACATCAAAATTAATTGGAAGTTCGTATGTGAGTTGTAATTCTTCCTCAAGTAATTTTATTTCTTCATTTGCTTCTGCAAAAATTTCACCACCCCTCATAGAAACTCCACCAGGTAATTGAACTCCATCAAACTTTGACATATTAGAACCCCACTGTCTTTTAATCTGTGCAGTAAGATATTTCTTTAACCAAATATCTTTAAATACCTGTGAAAAAGTTCCTGAAGGTATTGCAACCATTGCTTCAACAACAATATAATCGTCAACAGTTAAATCTTCTTTTCGACCATCAATATGAAGTTTATCAGTTACTTTATTAAATCTAATCATTTTTTCTGGTTGAAAGAAATCTTCAATCATATTAATGTGTCTTTTGGTGGCATCATATCGTGAAATACCCATAGTACTATTATATCCTAGTCCTCTATTAATTCCAAAATAATCATGTAATGCCATTTGATATCTGACATCAAACATGTTAATATTTGCAAATGTTCCAAACTGAAACACCTTTACAACACTAAGAATGTCTTTTCCTGTGGGAGCGTCTACATCAGCAGTATTACCATTAACTGGACCAAAAGCACCAGTGTCAATCCACATGTTATCTTTGTCCGTTTGTGTTATTTTATGTTTGAAATATGCTCTTTCTGCTCCATCGAAGTGACGTTGAGCAAACAATTCGAGTGCTTCTTCTAATCTGTCATCGCATTGTTGCCGGTCTACATTTACTTCAATAACTGGCTCTCCCAGTCTACGAAGAGCGTAATCAATTATTTCATCTCTAGTGGTTGGTTGTGCCATTAAAAAATACTCCTGATACCTTTATTTATAGATTCTATACTATATATAAAATCAACAGGAGCAAAGGAGGTATAAATAAACTCAGGATTTGGTTTTTGGCAACTCTTCTTGAGGGTTTTCTATAATTTCTTCACCAATGGTGGTTTTAGTTTTTTGAACCTCTGAATATTCTATATTTTCGATATAATACTTTCTAGTAACTGGTTCTTCTGCCTCATCTGGACTGCTCACCACATAATTTGAAAATCCAGGCATTTGTAAAGGACATTGTAGTTGGGGATAATCCAATTTCCCATATTCGGTTGCATGTTGAACCAACCAAGTTCTTTTAGTGTCGCCACACCCACATCCACCACAATAATGTTTTCCTTCTCCTGTTTTACTTTCTTCCAAATATTCACACGGTGGAAGAACCCCACCATTATTTTGATTTCCAAAACAACTTAAAACACGAAGTTGTTTAATTGGTTTATTAATCTTCTTGTTACCAAGACTTCTAGAAGCCAGAGCAACTGCAAAACTTTGGACCATACTTAGTTTCTTTTTCAAACCTCGTTGATTTGGGTCAATAGAAACTTTTCTAAAATTAGGGGTATCTGACATTTATTTTCTCCATTATAAAGATAACCAATTATACAACATAAAATTCAATTGTCAATAATATTTATAACTGTTTTGAATCATAAATTGGAATAGTCATAACCAAACGAACATGACGATTTTTATATATTTCAGATAATGCAACTCTCGAATCTATACCAAAAGATTGGCAATATGCCATTTCTATTCCTCCAGATTCAGATTTATATTGTGTAGAAGACCAATAAAAATCTTTATTAGTAGATTTCATCGGTTTATATTTTGAATTTGGATATTTGTCTTCAGTTGTTGTATTTTCAATAAAGGGATTATTATTAGTTTGCCATTTAATAAAAGACAAAACATCTATTGGTGGTACCTGCCAGTTATGGTATGGATTTTTATTGTATGATTTATCAACTTTCTTTATTAAATCAAAATGTCTATTGTAAGATGTATTAAATTCTGAATCCCAAGAAGAACTATTTTTTGCAAGTTCTTTATTTCTATTGAAATCGTAAGCCCATCCGTTTTCATTAAATGAACGATATTGAAAATCATTATCTGCAATGAAAACGGCAAAGGATTTTCCAGAGTTTTTTGTGTTATCATTATCTACTGGATAGTATATATCAGACTTACCTGTCTTTAAATTA